CCGACAGCTTGTGCGCTGCCTTGTGTCCGTCACTGCAGAACTTGGCGATGGACAGCGACGCCCGCCACAGCGGCTCATCAATCTCGGCTTGGTTGGTCAGCGCATAGGCAATCTGCGCGCAGCCTTGCCCCGCCTGTGTCTTGAGCAGGATGTTGCGGAACACCGCCTCTTTGTTGCCGCGCAGGCGATCCATGAGTGCGTTGCCACCGTGCGGTAGCCGAGCCGGTGAAGGGACAAACAACCCGCCCGAGGACGTACCTGTTATGCGCTCCGCATAATTGTCCAGCAGCTCTTCTGCAGCCTGCAACGTAATCGGCGAGACGCCATCGACGTTCAACACCGAGACTGCTGCGGGCGGGTCGGACTTGTGGTTGTGGGTTGTTGGTATCCGCAGCACCCGTGCAGCGTCCGAAGTCACCGCAGGGTCGGCTCCAAAGTTCTCGGCCGCACAAGCACGCTTCAACTTGTTTGCCACAGGCAGCCAGTCCGACACCGAAACCGGAGCAGTGAGCGGCCAATACACATGCACACCCCGGCCGCTATTTACGAGATAGGGCTTGGGTAGCTTAGTGGTTTTGCAGAACTCACGCAGCGCCGCGATGGCGGTCGTCTGATCCGGAAAGTCTTTATCCTCGCCGCAGTCCAGATCGAGAAACAACGCCCGCAGCTGCTTGGCATTGTCCTTGGTGCGGCTCTCGTCCGTCTCAAAGGTGGCCAACGCGAAATACGCGTCGAGGCCGTTCTGGTCTAAGTTAATCCCCGACTGCACCAGCTGATCTATGCTGGTGTAGAATTTTTGTATCCGTTGTTTGGTGGCTGCCTTGGCACCGAAGACGCAGTAGTAGCCGTCGTCGCCCAGTACTTGTGCCAGAAAGTCGCTCGTGTTCATTGCCTTGCCCGCTCTAAAAAGGGTGGCCGCAGGTGCCTAGCCTGCGGCCACGGAAAACTCAGTCGTCGCCCCAGTCAGCCATGAGGTCGGCAAGCTTCCCTTCTTTTTGCGGTTCTGCCTTGGCCTTCTTGGTTGCGACAACCTTGGGCTCATCGACGTCGTCGTCATCTTCCACAGCGACAGGCGCGGCCTTCTTGGGCTTGGGCGCTTCTTCCTCGTCCTCGGGGTCTTCAATCGCGATACCCGCGGTCTTGCCCACCACCTTGGCGTTGTCAGGCGCCGGTGCGTCGCTGCGATCGGTCTGAGACACTGTCAGCGTGATGGCCTTCTTCACCTCGTCACCGTCGATGTGTTCCAGCAGTGCTGCAGTCTCGTCACCGTCCACCATGCGGGCGGGCTTGAAGAACAGCTTGGGTGACTCGCTGTTTTCGTCGAAGTACATGGACGTCACGACACCTTGGATCGGTGTCTTATGCTCGGCCAGATACTTGGCGTATGCCTGCAGTGGCATCTTGTTGCCATCTGCCTGCCCGAAGATCGACGCCGCTGGGATCTGCAGCTGGTAGATTTTGTCCAGCTCACCCTCAAGCATCACAGCCATACGCTGCGAGAAACGGCAGGCGCGGCTGTTGCCTTGGCCAGACCCTTTGACGTTCATCGGGCAGTCTGCACAGCGCGCCGACTTGCGTTGATCGCGCGGAACCTCTGGTGCAGGCACGTTGGTGTCGTGCGACCAGCACACAGGCTTGGAGGTCTTTTCGGGGTCGTATGTCCCCTCATAGTATGTCCGAGCCACGCTGGCGGCGTCCACGACGATCACATTCATCGTGTCTTCTTTGCTCACAGACACCTGCTCGCCGCCGACGATAAGCCGGAAACGGCTGCCCTTGAGGCTGATGCGGCGCGACGAGGAGCCGCCACCTACCAGCTTCTTGGTGCTGTCCATGAAGCGGTCGAACAGACCGCCTGCCACCAGTGGGTTAGACTTGAACACGTCGATATCATTGCTCATTTGTCGGTACCTTCTGTTACGCCGAAGTCGAACTCCAGCTGTTCGTTGGGGGTTGATCCTAGCAGACCGTGCTCTACTCGGTCTACGTTAAAGCGGTATGTCCGCCCGTGCTGGAAATAGGCATCCTTCGGGATGGCCCCACTTCTCAGCATCTCCTTAAACTTGCCAATCGACAAGCCAAGACGCTCGGCCATGTCGGCCATTGTTACCCATTGTTGTGTCATTTCTTCCTCACTGCGATGACATACTCGGAGTCCGTGTTAAGCCCCGGCGGCACCGATTCTGGGTTTTCTTCCAGATACTCTTTGACTGCGCCCTGATTGAGGCGCTTTTCAAAGAACTCGGGCAAGTTGTTCTCCAAGATGAACTTGTGCATGCTGGACCAGTCGCTAGTCCAGTAGCGGGTTTTCTGTGTGCGATAGACCAGACCCTCAGAGGTCCGAACGCTATCGACGCCGTGCGCTTTGCAGTAGTCCAGCAGTGCCTCTTTCACGAGGTCCAGCTGCCCAACCATCAGCTCGTCCTGCATCTTGAACTCTGCGGCCAGCTTTGCACGGGCGTCTCTGATCTTGATGTACGTGCGCGTGAGTTTGTCCACCTGCACGGGGTTGTTCTCGGCCATGTGGGCCCTCCTTCTACTGTATGAAGTTATTTATCTGTCTCTGACGTTCTAGTCAAGTAGATCAGCGTATAGGTCGACGATTTTTGAGTGCACGTCGATCTTTTCATCCAGCAGCTTGTAGATGCGGTGCTCCATGCCGGACCCAACCAACTGCACCACGGTGCATTTGTGCTTCTGCCCCGCGCGGTGGATGCGGGCGTTGGCCTGTGCATAGGTCTCCAGTGACGGGGTAGGCCCCCACCACACAATCGTATCGGCAGCGGTCAGCGTGACGCCGTGCGCTGCAGCCTGCGGCTGAATCACAAGTACGCGCGGGTCTTTCTTGGTTTGAAAGTCGCTAAATATCTTGGTGCGATCGCCGGGTTTAACATTGCCGCTGATGACCTCGTTGGTGATGCCGTCCTTAGTCAGCGCCGCCGACAGGATACCAATCGTGTGCTGGAACGGCACGAAGATCAGCACCTTGTTTGCTGTCTCGTCGATGACCTCGCGCAGCACGCTGTACCGGTTCTTGATGTCGAACTCCAACGTGTTGCCCTCATCCGTGTAGACCGCGCCGCAGGATATCTGCAGCAGCTTGTTGGACTTCACGGCCGCGTTGATCGCGGTCACTTCCTCGTCGGCTGCCTCGAACAGCATCTCCTTACGAAGCTTCTCGTAATACAGCTTCTGCTGTGGGGTCAGCTCTACACGACGCTTGGCATAGACAAGATCAGGTAGGTCCAGACACTCATCCTTGGTGAACCTGATCGCGGGCTGCAGCACTTGATGCACCGTGTCCACCGCCGTGTCCTTGGCGATCCACTTGTAGAGCCCCTGCTTGAACATCACCATGTCGCGGAATGAGCTGAAGTAGCGTGGCACCCCGCGCGGGTTCACCAGCTTGGCAATGCCGAAGGCATCTGTAGGACTCTGGGCAGCCGGTGTGCCGGTCATTAACCACAGCCACGTGTCCTCGCCTACCAGACGGCTGAGGCACTTCCACCGCTTCGTCTGCGCGTTCTTATAGTGCGACGCCTCGTCCACGATGATGAGGTCAAAGCCTCCGTCGCGAATCTCGTCCTCGATCACCTGCAGGCCATCGTAGTTGATGATGATAAACTCAGCGCCGCTCTCGACGATCTTCTTGCGCTTGGCCGCGCTGCCGTAGGCAATGTCCACCGTGCGGTGCATGGCAAAGGTGAAGAGGTCAGCGCGCCACGCCGAATCCATAATCGACACCGGGCAGACCACTAGAACACGTTTGACCAGACCGCGCTTCATCAGGAAGTCCGCAGCCCAGATGGCGCTGCCTGTCTTGCCCGTGCCTTGCTCGTTGAAGCAGAAGGCGCGCTTGTGGTTGGTCAAGAACGCAGCGGTCTTGCGCTGGTGGTCATAGGGTGCGTAGCGGCCGGGCCAGTCGTAGCGCCCCTCAATCGGCGAGGGTGCCTTGATGTTAAAGGTACGAAGCCGGTGCACTTGCGGCACATCCCATTTGACCAGCACCTCGGTGTCGCTCACGGACTTGCTGTCGGGGATGGTGGTAAGAATAGGCGTCGTATCGCGCAGCGTCAGAAGCAGCGCCTTGTTGTCGATGATCTGCATGTTTGCTCCTTGTTATGCGTTCCGCATAACTATTTCTTTGTT